TCCAGCATCACTTATATAAATCTGTGTTAGACTACCAGCAGCACCCACTACTGCCTTACCTGTAGCGGTTCCTACACCAGTAGGAGCACTAAACGTAACCGTAGGTGCCGTAGTGTATCCACTACCAAACGTTACAAATCCAACCTGCCTAATACCTACAGAATCTGTTACCAACGTAGCAGTAGCTGCCGCACCTACACCATTAGTAGTAGTAATTCCAGATGCTGATGTAGTAGTACTACTAACAATAGTTATCGTAGGAATTGTAGTATATCCAGCACCAGCATTTGTTAATAATATCTCTTTAACAGAATAAACATTATTCACAGATGTAGTAATAGCAACAGCCTTAGCATCATCTCCTGTTGGTGATCCAGTTATTGTAATAGTCGGTACTTTAGTATAACCATATCCATCATTATTCAAAATAATATTTCTTACATAACCTGTTGTAGTTGTTGCTGTTCCTGTAGCAGTCTTCGCTGTAGCAGCACCAAACAGAGTTAATGGCATTACAAATCCCAAATCCTCTACAGTTTCATCAATTTCAGCAATACTAGTATCAATAACCTCATCTTCATATTCAAAGAGTTCACACTGAAGTTGATAAACATAATTTTTACCTAATTGATAAAAAGGTTTCTCATGTTCAACAAACGTTATTTCAAATAACCTACTTCCTAATGGAAAATATATTAAATCTCCTTCTTGAGGTCTAGTGGCAACTTCTATTTGACTTACAGGAAGTGAAGCCATAAAAGGACCAATATAATCCTCAAATCTTTCTTTGGATATAGTTACTGTTAATTCATCCTTTAAACTAACTCCAAATTTAGTCATTATATCCCCAGCACCACTATATCCCTCATACGTATTCACATATGCTTCTATGGAGAAATTATCTGAAAATTCTGAAGCTTCAACTTCTGTAAAAATATTATCTTTATTAAGTATTTTTCTAGGAATATAAGTTACTTCGACACCATAAATCGTCATTTGCTCATTGAGCAAATCCTGAACAAGTCTTTGTTCTGATTGAGAACCTTGAAGAAAGAAGGGATTTAATGCCATAATTATTATCCTATAGCATCAAGGGGTGGTAATTCATATTCACTACTCATTCTCTCTCTAATATAATCCAACTCTCTTTGAGCATCATCATAAATTTCTCTTCCATTCAATTCAATTCCACCAGGAAGCTTAACTCCCTTAAATTTAATCAAATTCATTCCCCATTGACGTTTAATCAATTGAGTTAAATATTTTTTAAGAAAAATATCATTATATGCTCCAGTAAATACGGTTGGATCTAATGCTCTATAACAATCAATAATAAACCAAGTACCTAAAGATTGAGCTCCCCAATCAATATCCAAATATACCCTATCCTGTCTTTGATTAAATCTTATTTGTTTATCTGTTGTTAATAAGAAATCAATATCTTCCAAATATGTTTTAGTCATTGCATATTGAAGTAATTCAACAGAATTAAAATAATACAAATCATTTAAAAATAACTGATATTTAATACTAAACATTCCACCAGAAATTGAACTAGTATCAAATTTAAATATCCTTTCTACACCCATTACAGACTCAGGAACTTGTAGATAATTTGATGTTTCATAAAAAGTAGAAGTTACAGACCCAATTCCACTATTTACTCCTGTTGCTGTAGTAGTTACAATCCCTACCCCAGTTGTTCCGGTTGCTTTTCCTCTATCTAAATCTTCCTGTGTAATTTTATGCTTCAGATACATTCTTTCAACACCATCAAAGCATCTTTCATTAAAGAGTTGAAGAGCATCATCTACCAAATCATCTATTTGGTCATCAGCAACATTTATCTCCAATACAGGCGCACCTAACTGCCTCTTACAATAATCTATTAATCCTTGTCTAGTGCTTGGTTTTGCCATCAGTACGTACCTCCATCGATTAATCCAGTAAGTTGAGTGGCAGTCAAAATACCTGATACATTAAGATCACCAGCTACATCTAATTTAGCAGTTGGTATAGCTGATCCAATACCAACGGTATCAGTACCACCATCAGAAAAGATTAGATACTCATCATTTAATCCTTCAACACGAAAATCGCAATTATTACTACCATCATTAACTATAACGGTATCAACAGATGCTTCTTGAACTGTAAGTATGCCTTTACCACCAGCATATAATTCTATATGGTCATCAGTAAATGCAATATAGGTATCAGTATCACCTGTATGCTTAATGTTATCTTCTACGTAGATAGTAGATGCACTCAAATCACCAGTAGTAAGAGTTAAATCACCACTAGAAAGAGTTAAATCACCACTAGAAAGAGTTAAATCACCATTGAAAGATACATCACCTACAAAAGTAGAAACACCAGCAGTTACGACTAAACCACCATCAATTATTCTTACACCACTTCTGGCGGTTATAAGTCCAACAGAATCTATATTAGTTACATCTTCATACGTTAATGTACCACCAATTGATACATTACCATCAAACTGAGCATCACCGACAAAGGTGGAAACTCCAGTTACCTTAATATTTCTAGCAGTAAATTCGTCAAATTCTAAATCATCTTTGATATATAAATCTCCACCAACATACAAATCACTACTAGTAGTAACAATTCCTACAAATGTAGAAACACCAGCAACATTTAGATTACCAGTAACATCCACCCCATCATCAGTAAACCTTGCTACACTAGAAGTACCTCCATTATCACGAATATCTACTGCACTACCATATATACGTAGATCCCCACTTCCTTGATCTCTAATATAACTATGCTGTCCAGCATCATGCCATATTTGAAGATCTCCAACTGTTCCTCCAATATTTCCGAAATGTAATTTCTTATCATCAGGAAAACGTACAGAATCATTAAATGTAGAAATACCAGATACATTTAAAGTATTGGTAATATCAACACCAGAAGCTGTCGTTTCCAGTCGTTTTATATCATTATGGAATATAGATACGGATCCACCATCAACAGCTAAAAGGTAATCTTCACTATTATTTTGAGTTTGTAATCTGAGATCATTACTAGCAATTCTTAATTCGCCGGTTTCATTCTTTATATTACTAGTATCACTAGCGTGCCATATTCTTAAATCTCCACCAGATGCACTACCCCATACACATTGAGCACTATCATCAAACTTAAACTTACTTGTTGGTTGATCCCAATGAATATGATATGAAGCACCAGGAAAGTTTACATCACCATTAAATGTAGTAACACCAGCAACACTTACATCAGTAGCGAATAATGTACTCTGTTGGGTTGTAATACCAACAAATGTAGATAATCCTGTAATACTAAGATTTCTACCTATTACTTCATCATAAACAAGATCACCAATAACATTAAGATCACCACTAACATACAAGTCGCCTGTAACTGTGGCACCAGTCGAAATTGTAGCAAATTTCTCATTGCCATTATAATATATTTTTACATCTGAATTAACAGTAGCTTTAAGATATGCCTCACTATCATCTGCTCTTTTGAGTATGAGTGAATCACTACGAATTTTAAGATCATTAGTAGAATTTTTTATATGACTGTTATTACTTCCATGCCATATCTCAAGATCATCACTATCTCCAAATTTTGCTCTAGCAAGATCACTAAACTCTAAATCATTTTCAGAAGCATCAAATGTTATATTCTGACCAGCAGAATTACCCTGGAAGACTACATCAGCAGTATCAAATTTAGTAGCACCATAGAATGTAGAAACACCAGTTACTGCAAGTCGATCAACATTTCCACCAAGATTGACATTTCCAGTAAGGGTAGAAACACCAGTTACTTTTAATTGATCTACATATAAATCACGACCTACATAGAAATCACCACCAGTCGTGGTAATACCACCATTAGCAGCTAAAGTTGTTATTCCAGCAACATAAAGTGATCCACCTAATGTACTAATTCCAGTAACATCCAATGCTGTTACTGAAGCAATACCACCAGTAACATTAGTAGCATATTGTGCTCTTTCGGCAGTAAGAGAACCACCAAAGGCACTTGCAACAACTTTTACTGCATTCTGTTGACCAACTCTAACTTTAATATCTGGCATTATCGCGTTACCCCTTCCCTAATAAGAACTGATCCTTCGACAACTTTTTGTACAGTTCCCGCATCAGTTGTTAGTATTACATCATAAACATGCCTACCAGGAGTTAATGATGTAGTTTCAGTTGCAGTTAAACTTAAAAGAATTTTTCCCTGTGTAGCAGGAGTAGGAACACTGCAGGTAAAGGTAGTAGTAATTCCTACTGAGCCTGCCCATTTCCTTATTTGTGAAGATGGTGTATATCCCGTTAAATTAAAAGGTGAATCATCCGCACCCGACTCTAAAGTAAGTGTCTGAGAAAAAGTACTCCCCGTATTGATTATTAAATTACTAACATATACTGCAGCCATTTAGTCTCACAGAAACCCTACTTCTTATTTATGTTTGTTTTAAACAGTACTCTTTTCTAATAATGCTTTAAGAAGATCTTTCAACTCATCAATATCATCTCTCATTCTTTTCAATTCATTCTTTTCATTTTCAAATGATGTAATTGTTTTTAATCTCATATTATATGCTGAATTATCACAATTTATAATAGCACCCGTTTTTTCATCACGGTATAAATTAGGATATCCCTCAACCCTAATCATTTAATAGCAATACTCCTAAATTCTTTAATTCGAGGAGGAGTTGCTTGATTACTACTTGTCATAACAATCTTAATAACATATCCCACAAATTCTCCAATATTATTATGTGTATATTGATATTCTAAAAATTCACCATTTACACTTGGCGGTACAAAACTATCAGATTGTCCATCATTTTTAGACTCATCTTTTACTCTATCATCCCCATTCTCCCCTATTAAATTATCATAACCAGGGAATAATACAAATTCTTGATCAATTCCATTTGAATCTGGTCTGACCAAACTATAAAGAACTCTAAAATCTGCTGCAGAAGGTCTGTCTGCAGAAAATATTACTTTCAATGAATCGGCAGGTTTATCTAATGTAACTACATTAGAAACATAAACCGCAGCATGAGGATCAAAGGAAAGAGACTTTACTGTATTATCTGTTATATAATTACCAACAGGTTGGTTAACATAATTTGATGCAAATTCAGTAAATGTTGTATTGAGATTTATTATTGGAGAAACATTCTGACTTTGAGTAGTAAATGTTATTCCTGTAGTAAATGATTTATTTGTTTCAATATTACCTAAATAAGTGG